CTCTCCCTTTCGATGGAGGTATGACCTCCGCTCGCCTACTTTCCGGCGAGTCATCCACCCCAGGTATATTCGGGGAAGAGGAGGAAGTAGTGGGTGTAACTACACCCACGCTCCCTTATCTATCCACTGCGGCACGAGGATGCGGTGCACTCTCGTACTCCACCCCTCGGTCAAGATCGTATCACTACGACCCACCGGGAGGCGGTCCACCACTGACTGAATGTACTTTGTTGGGATATGATCCTTCCAGAAGCACACCTCGGACTTACGTCCTAAGGCCTTCAGGAGCAGCGCTCCACCAGACACGCGAGTGCGTCGAGGCACGGGTAGCAAAACCGTACCAAGGAACCCTTCCAGACCGCAAGTTGCACGCGATATGAAAGGTAGACACTCGTCGAGGTCCCCAAAGAGGGCACCATCCCCGTAACCATCCGGGATGGTAGGCCTCCTCAGCCTGCAGGGTAACTTCTGCACACAAAGGAGATAAACATCAAGTAAGCGACCGTCGAGTGCACAGCCATAGCGTTGAGACGCATAGCGGCGCACCTGATTAGCTGCCCACAACAGACGTTCATTGGAGTCTATGTCCTCACGGACATAGAATGGACTTACGTCGGACCCGTGAAAGTAGTGTTTTCCACAGCTCTCGCGGAACCACCCGATCGTAAAGCTCTTTTTATCGTTCGTCTTGAAACCGACGAACGAGAGGAGGCTAACGACCTGGTGGTAAGCGGTGACGGAGAAAATAAGGTCGTCTCCATAGACACCAATCCGACGATCCTTAACCTCATGGTTATAATCCACGACCGAGGAGACTAAAGCCCAAAAAATCAGGCTCTCGAGCTCGAACGTGAACCCGTTTCCCATGGAGGACACCTTCTGATAAGCGACCCGCTCACCATTGGGTGTGACGCCGACAGGAGACCTGGTTTGCTTTATAGCCAGGACCCAGTCCTCAGGGAGGAGCTGTTCAACAAGCTCCATCGAGATGGTATCGCTTGCAGCCGATAAGTCGACTGTGGCGAGCATCCCGGACAGGCTACCCTCACGAGCCAAACGCTGGTTACGCGTTTGGTCATTCAGGTCAACGCCCGCCTTGAGTAGACGACGCCGAATAACGGCGCCAATCCCTTTCTGAACGTACATGTTCATATGGGGTTCGATCGCGATAACACGATCGGTCTTAGCGTTCTTAGGAACAGTGACTATGCGATTCCCTTCGACCATATCAAAGTGATCCCTGGCGATTAACCAAGGGCTCGGCATGGCAAAGGACGCTCCCGACGAAAGGCCGGCAATCTGCATGTACCAGACTGGGGACTGCGCAATTACGCAGCCAGCGAGCAACGCACAGGACCTTGTCACTTGAGGTCTTGTGACCCCATATTTGTAGTACGCGTCACCCTGCACGGACCGGACCTGGGTTGAAGCTCCAGGCCCCCATGCAAAGTAAGCTGCCGCCTCATCCCAATCAAATGGACCGAGGAGTCTCGCAATTTTTCGCCGAGCCGTATAGATATACGATTCAGCCGTCACAGTTGTTGATGCTGCGACGTTACGGGACCTTAGACGAATATTCGTCTCGGCACACGCCTGCTCCGCTTGAAGAAACTTCTCGAGCGCAACCTTCTCCTTATCAATGCCAGTATCCCAGGAGGGGTACTTAGACATCAACTCGGCGACTAGGTAGTCGTCCCGAAACTCATCAATGTCGCTATAGTCAGAGGGGTTAATCTCTAACGACACTAGTGACTTGTAATCCCCTATTTCTAGGAGGGACAAGGCCTTTTTAGCGAGGCTTCCGCCAACGGAGGAAAAAATTCCGTAGGCGAAGGCATTTGACGCACTTGATTTGTGACGACGCCGGTTGTTGTTCCGGTGTTGAGGCTTCATGGTTGATATTCCTTGAAGTTGAGCGTGATCGGATGGGGATATACTCCCCAGCGACGAAGTCACCTTCGTCAACTGATATCAGGGTAGGTCTGTTTGGGCCACCAGGGTAAACCCTGGTGACTTTACCAGACACCTTCCTGGTACTTCACCGCGTTGGTGAAAACGGTCGTCTCAACCAGGGATGAAATCCTGGCAAGAAGATCGGTCAGCTCGGTCAAGCTCTGGCGAGTGTCGACGTCCACGTAGATCGTGACCACACTTTCAGCGGTCACGACTCCCGGGCACGCGCATTCGCTCGCCTCCGTCGCCACAGAAGGGAAGGCGAGTCGGAAACCGACGCGCTTTACGCTCCCTCCATTCTTCGGTACGGCCCCACTGTAGGACAGGTCTCCCTGACCCGCAGGATAGGCGGAAGTCCGATCGCGCCAGATGAAACCGGCGCTTTGGTTCCGCTCCACGGGGGAGTACACGATGGAGTTCAGCGTGACATTGCCAATGGCAGTCATAGGGATGGTTACCTTTCTGTGATTGTTAACGGGAAGGCCCACACCGGCGAGACAGCTACCGGCCGCTAAAAACCGCGGCAAGGAGAGCTGCAGCGTTGGCGATATGGACCCCATTCTTCGGGAATGGGTTTTTAAACCCAATAGACGGTAAAGGCGTCGAGCCGTACAATCCACGCTTAAAGTTCCACCCATTATAACGGTAGGGGGAACCGGCATAGACTGCCGACTTCACATATCCTGCCGGTCCAAAGAACCGGAAAGATCCGACGGAAGACCGCCTGCTAATTTCCGACCACACCCCTGACTTGAGCTGGTAGCCGAGATCGGCATCCAGATACCCAAGCCAGTTTCCGACTGGAATAAACCAGTCAGCAACAAAGGAGAATGGAAGGCGTTCCCACGCCAGCTCCAGCGGGTTGGTTATACCCACTGAAGCTAACGTTGCCGCAACCGCATTTGTGAGTTCGTAGTCGAGGCGCAGAGCCATATGGTACTGGGTCTGCACCTGAACGTCAAATCCACATGTACCCGTCTGGGAGCATTGCTTAATCCACTGAGAGGTTTCCCTCACAGATGAACTAGCCTTAATGGTTAGGACGGGTGGTCGTTCAGCATCCTTCTCGCGAAGGGCCTCACAAGCACCGTGAACGTCCGTCATCAAGGGTTCAACGCCATACTTCCATTGGAGGTAGGCTTCCGGGAGAGGTTTCCCCCGGTTGCCGCGGTTGTCGAGCCCTAGAGAACGACGGAAGAACGTTTTCGGATCCTTTGAACGGAAGGCCCGAGTGAGGGCAGTGATCTTGTGGATAGCATCCACAGCGAGCTCTGCCGTCTCCGCTCTTTCGAGAGCTGCAAGTGCCAGATTGACTTTCTGGTTTTTCAGCTTGCTCAACGCCTTCCCAACGACACGATCCCTAAGGGAATCGGGGACGTCAGGAACAGCGCCATCGTTATCGTAGTCCCACCCTGCACCATCGCCGTACTCAGTTGAACCTCCATAGGTCCAATACAAGGTAACGGATCCAATGGGGCAGGGATTGCAGTTATAACCCGAGTGGTAGAAACTACCCGGATTACGCCACCCTGTGATGGGGTTGCGCGGATGAGATGTGCTCTCGGGACGATGTTGATCCCGAAGCTTCCACCACAGAGTACGATATGGACCAGAAGCGATAACGTTACCGTCGTCGTCTCGGTCCACATAGTAACCCGGCCCAGAAAGAGCCGAGTGAATATCTATGGCGGGAGTAGTCACGAGCACACCTCATCAGTTAGCTGCAACGGAAGAGAGTGTTTCCACTCAGATCCTAGGCAAACGCTTAGCGATCGAGAGGGCCCCCGAAAGAGGCC